GGTCAAGTTACTGATCCAAAGAAAGGAAAGTGGGATAATCTTTTAGAGAAGAAAAATGCAGAAAATGGTGAACCCATTTACTCACATCGATGCCGTGTTCGTATTGTTGGATATCATGGATGTGGTGATGAATTACCTGATGACCAACTACCACTAGCGCACGTTCTTTTACCACCTAATATGTCAACCACTGGAGGACTTGGTTCATCCATGAAATATCATGGTGGGGAAGTTGTCGTTGGATTTTTTCTTGATGGTGAAGATGCTCAACAACCGATAATATTTGGAACTTTATTCAAACAAAGTTTTATCAAAGATGGAATAAAAAACTCTCAGTTCAACGCAAAGAAACAAACTTGTTTTGTTCCATATACGCCACCAGATGTGAGAGCAACTGCTGGTGATCAACAAAGGTCAGTCACAGGTAGCGGTGGCAATGGTGCTAATGGTGGAGGCAGTGGTGCTGAAGATTCAGAGTGGAGTGGTAATTTTCCAAATGCGTCTGACAAAACTGTTGCAGAAGAGAATGTTAATGCAAATACAGAATTTGAAATGGATAGCTCTACTGCATGTGAAGATAATGAAATATCAAAGATAAGTAATGAAATGAAGGAGTTTTCTCGAAAGATGAAAGTCTTTCAAAAATTAAACTCGTCAGATGTTTTTGTTAATCCTCTCTACGGTGGTCTTGTTGATATGCAGGCAGAGTTAAAATTAACATCAAATCGTATTCAAAACTCTGTAACTAAATTAGTTCGTCGTGGACGTTCATATGTAATAGGAGAAACTTTAGACAAACTATCTACAACTTTTAAAGATAAAGTTCCAAAACCATTACAGGGTGTTGCTGGAGAAGCTACAAACGCTCTATCGAATACAATATATTGTAACTTTGAAAAGATACAGGATCAACTTGGTGATTATCTGATGAAGAGCTTAGAGAATATGTTGGGTCAACTTTTAGATGTGCCTATTTGTGGTGTCGAAAACTTCTTAGGTGATATGTTCGGACAAATTAATAATATCTTAGATACAAGTCTTGGAAGCATATTTGATCAATTAAATTCAATTCAAGGTGGTGGTATCGCACTTCCTAGTAAAACATTTTCAAATGCGATAAAGTTTGCTGATATCATTACAGGTGTTTTAGATTGTGATCAAATGAATTGTCCAGAAAATACTTCATATTCCTCAAAGAATGGAATTAGAAAAGCATTACCTGATGATTTTAGTAATTTAATTCCTAAGATAGGTGTAAGTTCTTTTGTCAATCCTCTTTTAGATGCAATTGATGGTGCAATTCCACAATTGCCAGGACTACCATCTTTAGATGGAGCAGTACCAGCAGTGCCATCCGCACCTAATTGCTCAACAAATGTTCTTAGATGTGGCCCACCAAGAGTTGATTTTCTTGGCCCTCTTCCTTTAGGTGGTCAAGGTGCAACTGGCGAACCAATCATCAATGTTCTTGGTCAAGTAATCGGTGTTGCAATTACTGGTAGTGGTTTTGGATATACTGAACCACCCTTATTATCATTCTTTGATAGTTGTGAGAATGGTTATGGTGCTGGAGGATTTGTTAAATTAGGTGAGGTTACTGATCCAAATGGAAACAGTTCCACAGGTGTTGTTGAAGTTGTAATCACAAGTCCTGGCCAAAACTATCTACCAAATACAACAGAAACTGATCTTGATGGAAATGTTAAGGAAGTAATTCCAAGTCCAGATGGAAATTATGATGGTTCTGTGTCTTATGTTAGTTCAATAGCTGATGTCGTTCTTACGAACACAGGATTTGGATATCAAGATGGCGATACAGTTGCAGTTGAAGGCGGAACTGTGAGTGATACAGTTGCAGTTGAAGGCGGAACTGTGAGTGATACGTTAGGTGATGAGGTATCACAGGGAATTGGTCAAGCGGAAGTAGAGTTAATTATTGAAGATGGACTAGTGGCAGGAGCAAATGTCATTAATGGTGGATTTGGATTCACCAGCATTCCAGATTTAGTCATAAATAGTGACACTGGTAGTGGTGCTAGATTGACACCTGTTCTTAGATTTACTAAGATTGAAGACGCAACTGAACTTGCTCAAATATCTCAGGACGCTGTTGTAACTGTAATTAGTTGTATTGAGAAATAAACATGGGACTTTTTAAACCTAAAGATAGAAAAAATGTAGAGAAAGATATCAGAGAAAGGTATTCTTTCAGTAGTGGTTCAATGCATTCCATACATGGAATGTCTAACTTTGAGGTGCAAACACAAGAATCTCAAACTTTTGGATTTTACTCTAACACAGGTCAAGGTGGAACTGAAGGTGGGCCTGGGACTGGTAAAGCACTTCTATATACGCCAGGCCAATCTTTAGAAGTTCTCGGCACTGGATTAAAAGTTAGAAATGCTGGTGATAATACTGAACTTCCAGCAAAGATTATAAGATGCAAAAATGGTGATGTAATTGTTGATTGTTATAATGGTAACATTACACTTCGAGGAAGAAACATTACTCTTGATGCCAATGGTGGTGGTCAAGATGGACAGATTATTTTGAGTGCGAATCGTATTATTAATGCAAAAGCACCAGATATACGACTTCAAGGTGAAAAAATATTAGTTGACGCTACTAACAGAGTTGATATAATAAGCAAGGGATTCTTTCAACTTAAGTATGGGTTCTCGTTGGCTGCTGCTCATGGTGACATGGACTTTGGTGTGTTAACACAAACTCTTAAAAAAGATATCTTAGCTACACCCACAACTCTCGGAGATGAATAAATGCAAATAGTTAAAACACAAACAGATAAATTAGTTGTTGGGTCGAATGATGTCTCACATCCAGAGGGGAAAGACCAGTCTCCAACTGGAACTGCGGTACTGAACGGCCCTGTTTATGTTGGAAAAACTGGTGCATCACCAAATTATGAGGCAGTTTTAAATGTAACGTCAAACTCTGCACAACAATTGCCTGGCGACCAACAACCAGCTTGTAGTGCAAGTTTGGCAATAAAATCCGATGGTAATCTAACTGTTGCTGGTGATGGTAAGACTGCGAATGCTTTACTCATATCTGGTGGTTCATCAGTAGATACGATACATGTCATAGGTGATATGTTTGTTAGTGGTGCGGTTGACTGTGGTAACAAGGGTAAACTCGCTGCTAGATTTGGAGTTGCTGACGGATTACCACCAAAAGCTTTTGATATAGAACATCCTACAAAGGGAAAAGGTCATCGTCTTCGTTATGTTTCTTTGGAGGGCCCAGAATCATCTGTTTATTGTCGTGGTAGATTAAAAGAGTCTAATGTAATCCATTTACCTGATTATTGGAAAGGTTTAGTTCATGAGGATAGTATCACTGTTCAGTTACAACCAATTGGGACAAATCAAAATCTTGTAATACAAGAGTTTAACAATGAATTCATTGTTATCGCAGAGGATTCAACTAATACTGATTTGGTTACTGATTTATCAACCATTGATTGTTTTTACCATGTATATGGCGAAAGAAAAGATGTGAATCCACTATTAGTTGAGTATGAAGGAAATAGTAGATATGATTATCCAGACCCAAACTTTAGAGAGGATTCAGATATTCCTGCTGAAGATCGTAATTACCGTGATCCTAAATATAATTTCCCAAGAAACACAATTACAAGTTGAATAAATAAACTTAGACAGAATCTGTAATTAGAGAAGAATAGAATGCCTCTTTCAAGACTGGAGAATTTTCTAAAGAATATACAAGGTAATGTTATCTACGTTGACCCCAATGAATTGGATGCGACTGATAGTATTGAAAATCAAGGAAACTCCCAAACACGACCATTTAAAACGATACAGAGGGCTCTAATCGAAGCTGCTAGGTTCTCTTATGTTGTAGGACAAAGAAACGATAAGTTTGATTTAACAACAATCATCCTCGCTGCTGGTACACATACAGTGGACAACAGGCCAGGATTTATACCTGTCAGTGTCAGTGGGGAAGCGAGATATACAACAAGATTTGGAAACACTAATCAGATATTAAGTCCTTTTGGATTAGGTAGTAACTTTGATTTAACATCACCTGATAACGAACTATTCAAATTAAATAGTGTTCGTGGTGGTGTCATCATACCAAGAGGTACATCAATTGTAGGTAAAGACCTTCGTAAGACAAAGATAAGACCAAAATATGTTCCAGACCCAGAGAACGGCAATATTGAACCCAGTGCAATATTCAGATTAACAGGTGCTTGCTATATTTCACAGTTTACTATATTTGATGGCGACCCATCAGGTAACGTATATAAAGACTATACTTCAAACTTATTCACACCAAGTTTCTCTCATCATAAACTAACTTGTTTTGAGTATGCTGATGGTGCAAATGCAGTTCGTATCAAAGATAGTTTCATTGATGTAACTTCTACATCAACTGATCTTGATATGTATTATCAGAAGGTTGGTGATGTATATGATGCTGGTACAGGTAGACCAATCGAACCAGACTTCCCATCAGGTAGTCTTGACTTCCAGACAAGAGTTGAAGAGTATCGTATTGTTGGTTCAAAAGGTCAACAGGTTGGTATTTCATCTATTAAGTCTGGTGATGGCTCTACTTCTTCTACAACGATTACAGTTGACTTAGATTCAAATCTTACAGACCTTTCGATTGATACACCTGTTCGTATCTCTGGTATTAGCACATCGGGATATAATGGAATCTTCGTTGTATCAGAAGTTGTATCAAATACACAGTTTAAATATGTGGTTGGTGCTGCACCCAACAATCCACTACCCAGTCTGACAAGTGCAAACGTGAACATTGAAGTTGATACAATCAACTCTGCTTCACCATATCTATTCAACCTATCCAAGAGATCTGTCTTTGGTATGAATGGTATTCACCTCGATGGTTCTAAGGTGACTGGATTTAAGAGTGGATTACTTGCACAGTTTACAGGTAATGCACTTCAGAAAGATGATAAGGCATTTGTAAGATATAACTCAACATCTGGACAGTATGAAGACTATACAAGTGTAGATAACTTACACTTAGACCCATCTGCCATTTATCGACCAGAATACGAGTCAACCCATGTTCGTGCATCAAACGACTCAATTGTTCAGGCAGTTTCTGTGTTCGCAATCGGTCATAAGAGTCAATATGTAGCAGACACAGGTGGTGAACTCTCACTTGCAAACTGTAATGCAAACTTTGGTGAGAACGCCTTGATGTCTGAGGGTTTCAAGAAATCAGCATTCACCCCAGATAACGCTGCTTATATTACACATATCATTCCACCAAAAGAAATTACCGATGGAAATGCAAACGTTGATTACCTATCACTTGATGTAGATAAAACAATTGGTGTTGGTACAGTCACAAGATTATATTTTGAAGGATTTACAAATAAAGATGCACCGCCACCACACGTTGTAGATGGATTTAGATTTGGTGCTGCATTAAATGATAAGATAAGACTACAACTTAACGTGAATGGAAATGAAGGTGACTTTGTTTCTAAGATTGTGATGCCAACAGAGACTGGTATTACAACAAATACAGGACAGAAGAGATATATTGTTGATAATGCTGTTGGTGTAAGTAGTATTAGTTCAAATATTATATCATTAAAGACAGACCATAATCTGATTACTGGTGAATCAATTCGAGTCATTGCAAACAATGGTTTCTTACCTGATGGATTAGAAGAAGACCAAGTTTACTTCACAATTAAAGGTAGTAATGCCAATGACATCAAGATTGCAAGAACCTTAAATGATGCATTAGAAGGCACAGCACTCACAATTAATAACACTGGTGGTGAACTTGTAGTTGTCAGTCGTGTATCTGATAAGAAGTCAGGTGACATTGGACATCCAATTCAGTTTGATAATATCAATAAACATTGGTATGTTAACGTTTCAAATGAGTCTATTGATAATGAAATCTATCCTACATTTGTAGGTGTTGGAACAACTGCTCTTGGTGCAAACACACCGAAATCATACTTCATAAGAAAAGAGAACTCAAGAAGTCTTGAAGATTCAATCTATAAGTTTAGATATGTAATCCCTGCTGGTATCACAACTGCAAGACCACCAATCGAAGGTTACATTCTACAGGAGACCAGTGATACAACTGGTTCAACTGATGCAGAAATCACTGCCACATCCCTGACTAACATTGATGATCAAAGAAACTTCCACTTTATTAATGAGGCAAACTGGTCATCATCAGATAATGTTGCAACGTTGATGTCAGAAGAACCACATAACTTGACTGTGGGTTCTGTTGTTAATGTTAACAAGATTACATCTGGTAATAACGCAACTGGTATC